AGATTGTTGTCATTTATACCCATTCAAGAATATTTAGCGCAGGGAAATACTAAAGATTGGAGTAATAAAATAGACTTATCAAAAGACATCACACTCACATCAACTGCTGACTACCAATCACAACAAAATACTTGGACTTACAAGGCATCAACTGACTATATCAATAGCTTATACAACTCACAAGGCGACCGTGTATATGGTAGGCTGTTATTGATTGATCCCGAAAATGACTTTGCAACCAAAGAACAAAAGACTGAATTGATGTTTAGCCCCACACCTTTGGCATTGATTAAAGGAACTGAATACCCTATACCAAAATTCATTAACAATACTGGTCAATATGTCAATGCAGGGGTTAAGATATTATACCAATGCGATAGTACAATTGTAATCAATTTGTTTAACAATGATGCAGAGACAATAGTATCGGAAACATTGAATATATTTAGCCATTACACCACTGCAATACCATCCATTGCAGATGAAGATTTGAACTTTGGTCAAGAAATACCATTGCATCCCATTGCATCCACTCCGTGGCAAACACTTTACGCACGTTATTGGAATGATTATATTGCTGACATTTACGCACCTGATGCACGTATTATTGAAGCGTTTTTTGCGTTAGACTTTGCCGATATTTATCAGTTCAAATTCAATGACCAAATATTCATAAGAGATTCATATTGGAGGATTCTTGAAATTAGCGACTATGTGGTAGGTATGCAAGACACGGTTAAGGTGCGACTGATTAAAATGGTGAGCGCGACCCCCGATTGTTTGCTTCATCCAGGTGCCACAATAAACGTAGATGGAAGCGTGCCATTCTTGGATAGCAATGATGATGCTGCAGCAGCCACTGAGGCCTGTTGTAATAAGTACGGTTACTTTTGGGTGAATGATGACTGCTATGCTATCCTGCGAGATGGGAAAGGTTCAGGTGGTAAAGAGCCATCTATTTTAGATGATAATAGCACACCTACATCGGATGTAAACAACTCAAAAAATGCATTGATACAAGTCAATAATTCAGTAGTTAAAGAAGGTAATGATAGGTCTATTGTGATAAGCGATACAAGCTATCTCGGTTCAAATAATAACGGCTCATTTGTCAGTGGCAATAGAAACTATGTAGAAGATGGATTGGGTTCGGTAACCGTTCTTGGCGATTCAGCAAATACAATTAACCGAGAGGTCACAATTGGTAGCGGTGGAACTTATGCTGGTGAATACCAAAGCGGTATGATTCAACTGTTGGGTAGTGGCGATTTCACCAATGATACCACACCAATAACATTAACCAATTTTGGTAACTACATAACAATGCCAGATGACTGCGTGTGGTATGCAAAATTGATGCTAACTATTGGACAAATAAGCGCAGGAATAGACGGCAATGGAGTAGTAGAATTCAACTTGCATTTAGCCACAAGCGCAGGGGTGTTATCCGTGAAAGATGCAATCATTGTGAGCGAAAATCTTGAAACATTTAGCGGCAATTTTCAATTTGATGTGGACATTATCGGACTAACTTTTGCACCACGTTTGCTATTAAAAAATGATACCTATCCGCAAGACAATATTTTTGTTGGAGGTCAAATAATTTACAATCAATATCACTATGAATAATCCACAGCAGACATTCAAGAACATTTGCGAAATGCAAAAGATGGGCATCAAGTCAAGCCATCCATCAAGCGAAAATAAGTTACCAAATTGGCTCACAAAAAGCATCAATTATACCATTGTTGCTACTTTAATTGTAGGCACTATTTATTTAATTAAACTTATTTGCAATGGCTGATAATAAAGTTGTTTTAGAATTTGAACTGCAAGGTAACGCAACCGAAAAGACGCAGTCATTAAGGGCGCAAATGCGTCAATTGCGGGAAGAACTGGCAAAGCTACCGGAAGGCACTGCTGAATATAACAAGGTGCAAAGACAGTTGGGGGAACTGACTGATAAAGTAGGTGATTTAAGTAGGTCGGTAAACACGTTAGCAGGTGATCCATTGGAGAGATTGAACAACTCCTTTGGAATGATTGGCTCATCCATTCTTTCTTTGGACTTTGGCGCAGCACAAACTGGATTGCAAGGGGTAACCAGTGCCATTAAAGATTTCAAATTTGGAGACCTCACAAAAGCTGCGAAAGGATTTGGAAGCACGATGATGGATTTGGGTAAGGCATTACTTACCAACCCAATCTTTTTAATTGGTGGAATCATTGCTTTAATCGTTGCAAATTTTGAAGCATTAACAGAGGCAGGTGGATTGGTTGGAAAGATGTTTGGATTTCTGAAAACAACCATTGATTCAGTTACGCAAGGTCTTGTAGATTTTATGGACTGGATAGGGTTAACCGATTCCAAAGCTGCAGAACGTGCTGAGAATGATAAGAAAAGAGCAGAGGAAAGTAAAAAGTTAAAGGATGAGGAACTGAAAAAGGCAAAAGAAGTTGAAGAACAAAAAGAAAAGTTAGCCAAAGAGGCAGCAGAGAAAGAGGCGCAAAGAATGCAGAAAATTAGAGATGACCAAAAGTCATTAACGGATTTTTTATTAGGTGAAAATGAAAAGCGTTATCAAAATCTTTTAACCAATCGTGAAAAAGAACTTCGTCAACTTCAATTGGATTATGAGCAAAAGAAAAAACTTGCTTATGGAGATAAAGAACTTTTGGTTGCGTTAGATAACGAATACAATGCGCAAAGATTAGGAATTGAATCAAATTATTTTACTGCATCCAAACAAATTAAATCCGCATCAGTACAAGAAGATACAAAAATAAAAGCAGATGGATTAAGGTCAACAATTCAATTTGCCAATGACGAACAACTTGTTGAATATGAAAGCGCAGAAAATCAAAAAGAAATAGCGAAAAGTCTATATGAAAGTCGCTTTATGTTGGCACAGGCATCGGTCAACGCTTTAATGGACTTAAATTCATTCCTTACCGATAGCGGTTTAATTAATGCTAAAAAGTCTTTCCAAATTAACAAGGCGTTAGGTATAGCACAAGCATCCATAACAACTTATGAAGGTGCTGCCAATGCATTTACAACAGCTTCAAAGTCTCCTATTGCTATTGCCTTCCCGGGTTATCCTGCATTGATGGCAGGAATAGCAGTTGCCGCAGGTCTTGCGAAGGTTGCCAAAATCGCAGCAACTAAATTTAATCCAAGTGGCGGTGCATCTGCACCATCAGGTGGTGGAGGTGGTGGAGGTGGCGCAATGGGTGGAATGGGTGGCGGCGGTGGATGGGTGGATACCGGGCGCCGTGTGGGCGCAATCTGCGCGTAATGATCCGCCCCCTGACAGGGCCCCGGACGTGGTGGCCCTGGAATCGTCCCCCGACGGTGGCCGCCTGGCCATTGTGGCGGCGTGGCGGGACGGGGACCGCGTGATCGTCCGGGCTCACGCCACCTTGTCCACGTCGGCGGCGTGGGGGATCGTGGACCGTTACGCCCCGCGCCTGATCCTGCTCCCGCCCGGCCTGTTCGTTCACTACTCCGGGCGCCGCCGCACCGTCCAGGTCGGTGTCGCCGAACTAGGTAAGCACCTGACGGGGGTGGGGCGGGCGATCCGGGACGGCCGCGTGGTCCACGACCCAGCAGACCACACCCTGAACGATGACCTGGGGCGGGCGGTGGCCGTGACCACCGACTCAGGGACGCGCCTGTCACAGGCGAAATCGTCCGGCCCGATTGAGGCGGCCCGCGCGCTAGTGTGGGCGGTGGGGGAAATCCTCCGCCCCGGGAACCCGAAACCGAAAGCCCGGGCCGCCTGACGGGAGGCGCCGTGGACAACATCACCAGCGTGCTGGCCGATTTCTGGGAAGGCCTACGGATCGCGTTCACCGAACCGCCCGCCGCGTTCGTCACGTGGGGTGTCATAGCCGGGATCATCGGGCTGGTGGTTTTCCTGATCTGGTGGAATCACCGCTAGACGACACGCGCGGGCGTCACGCTGGCGGATTCCATACGGGGCTCGGGGTCGGCACCGTGTAGGGCGTGGGATTGTGGCCGCGTAGCGCACGCGCATCGGTTGAGTCTGTCGCGCGTGCCCTCCCGCCCGTGACCGCCACGGAAACGTGGCCCACGTCCGCCGTCGTCTACGATATGACCACCGGCGCCCGGGTCACCGTCGCCGGTATCAATGATTCGGCCGTCTCCCGGGAACTGGCTCTGTCCGTGCCCGCCGTACTGCGCGGGGTGTCCCTGCTGGCCACGACGGTGGCGGGGCTCCCGATCACCCGGGAGGACGGGAACGGGACCCGTGTCGACCTGGGGTGGATCGCCCAGCCTGAGCCCGGCCGGTCACGGTTCGCCACGTTCACCGATGTGGGCTATGACCTGATCCTGGACGGGCTCGCGTACCTCCGGGTCAATGCGCGGGACGCGTCCGGCGCCCCCGCCATGGGCGGATGCGAGTACATCACCCTGAACCGCGTGGGCACGATGACCGCCACGAACGGCGCCACCGTCCTACTCATCG